CCACTGGTGCAGGAACAGAGCTACTTGCTCATCGGGATCAAGGCGTCTACGGACACCCTGAAGCAATGTGGACGGCACGTTGGGTGCCTCCGGTAGACAGGTATAGTTCCTGTTCCACATTGACCTACCTCGCTCAAAAGCTACATAGGACTTCGGGTTTAGTCGAAGCTGGGAGGGAAGAAATCCCCATTTCTTTCCGATCCTGGATCTGATGAAAACATCAGTCCAGGCGACGCTGCTGGAGACCGCCTTGGCGGCGTGCTGCATTCCAGCATAATCGGTCAGAAAACCACCTCTCCGTAAGTTGCGAATCTCACGCCACTTACCCCCTCTTCCTCTTAGGAACCCGGTCGAATTGATTTCAGCTACGGTTCCAGATCGAATTGTTTTCAGATCATTTAACAAGTACCCGCTGGGGTAATCTGAAGCTTCGAGAAAACGTGATGACGATACCAACGTGTCATCACCGTTTACGAGGACATTGCCTTCTTCCCCGCGAAGCGCCCAACGCGCCGCGAGGTAAGAGTGAAGGCAAAGGAGGGGAAAGGAGAGGTAGCTCCCCATCATCTGTCCGTGCGATACTTCCTTCTCCTCTCCGGCACAATCAATCAATGGCCGGAGTGACTGAAACGCTCGCAAGCGAATCGGTCCTGGAATACGACTCTTCCGAAGCAAAGAGCCAAGTATTGCCTCTGTCACATCAAGTGACAGGTTGTCTGTGGCACTCACCAGATCTACCGAGGTCTGGCAAGGGTAAACACAGGCAGATGATATCTTCTTCTCCGTAGGTGGTCCGACAAGGCGCCATGGCATACGCATCAGATGCGCATCCAGACATTTGTGCAAGGGTGCTAGTACTTCGGTGGTCTCGTCATAAATGACGAGAGGCCTGCACTTACCAGCACTCATGACTTCCTTGTACCGGGCCCTGACAGGTTGATCGATCGGAACTGATCGGCCTGTAAGGCACTGCCTACGGAACTCTCTCCCGTTTCCACACCAGTGGAGGTCAGCCCTGGGGCTGTTCATCCTGGCGGAAGCGTTGGGCACATGACGCCAAACAAAATCGTCATAGTCCCGATCCCAATCATACGGGAAGAGTTTTGAAACTTCGGACCTCACGAACCGAAGGTAATCAGAAGAAGGGGGAGGGGGTGTTGAGAACGCGTTCTGCTCCCAAGCAGGACGCGCGGATGGTGTATGCTGCCTGCAGCCTTGGGGAAGGCTGCGTTTAATTGAAGAGACGGAATGGGCGAACTCCCATCTCTCGTGCTTCAGCATACGCATCAGGGGAAGAAGACCGTCG